ACTCTATATATATAGTCCCTCAGCGGCTCTTTCCTTACCAACTTATTAACATCAAACTCGCCTTCTATATCTAAGGATCCGATTCTTGATGTAACCGTATAATTAGTTTTCTCGAACTTATACTTTCCTTGAAGATATACTACGGTAGCCATATTCAATATAGGGTTGTCAGTCTGTCTCTTCAACTTATATTGGCTGGTCTTTGCGGTAGGATCACCCGGAGCGAAGTTATATATCTCCTCTATCTCCAATATCTTTCCATAGTTCTCTAATATCATTCTTCTATATAACTCAAGTTGGAAAGCATACTCGTCATAGAAATTGCCTTTCCTGTTTGATTTGAAGTCCAATATAGCGAATATCCTCCTGCATCTCTTTATCTTCTTTTTCTCTGTCTTAGGTTGACCTTTCTTGGCTCCAGTCTTATAGAACTCTCCTGTCTCGATCTCTATCTCCACCATCTCCGGCTCGCTATCCATCTCCACCACAGCATCCACAGAGGAAGCCACTTTCAATCTCCTTGACCTCAACATCTTCTCAATCAACACAGGTTTTACATGTCTTTCTTTACAGAATATAGCGAATGATATTAGATCTTCTATCAACTCATCCATATTATCCACTAATATCCGCTCCATCCTATACTTGTCTATTCTCAACTTAGCTTCCTTGACAGCTTTTCTTATCCATGTTGGAATCAGTTTTATCTTAACTCCCGTCAGATACAATCCAAATAAGTAATGCATGATCGTACCCAAGTCAGCCCGGTAGTCGGCGTACTCGTCTGGGTCCTTACCCTTGAGTCTCATCTCATTTTTCCATTTTTCTAATGCCCCGGAAGTATCACAATACCCATTCGCAATATTATTGGTAGCCCCATCATATATGATAGGGTATCCATCAGTTCCCATTTCATAATAAACACGCTTGCCAGCCACGGTCATTCTGTATAAGACTGGTGTCGGGATATCCTTTATCCATTCAGCGGCATAATACTGCTGTTCGGTCTCCAGATCATACTCAACTTCCATTTCCTCTTTAGGCTCTTTTTTAGGCTCTTCAACAGACTTTTTCTCCTCATCCATATCTTTCTTTGGGATCGTTGACAAAACATCTAATATGCCAAAGAAAGCGGTAAATTTAGGATCTGTATGATATGATCTTAATATTGGTAATGATGATCGCCAATAATATGATGGCGCATTCTCGTCCATTGACTTATTATGAACAAACTCTATTACAACACCATCATCCGTGATAACCACATGATGTTTTTTGGATAAACGAACTCTCATATCATCAAACGATTCTTGATCGCTTATGACTTCCATATCCATTCCTTTCTTATATATCGTATCACTTATAGCCTCGTATCCAAGAGCTAAAAGTAATTTTTGTTTTCTTCTATCCATAATAATAATCTGGTTTTTAATTTACCATCCTCCTCGACTTTAGGTGCGAGATCCCTCATCCTTCTGGCTGCCAACAGCCAAACGTTGCCAAACTCGTCCAAGAGCCGGCCGAAATCCATCGTATCTAATAGATAATCGAATCTTGTATGCTCATCAGCCGTCAAGTAGATAATGTTATCATTATCCTCAGCAACTGATTTATATTTCCGTTTAGGGTATAAGTGGCATATGTTGCTTACCCCCGGGCATGGTATGTATGCGCCGGTAGCAGATCTCCTTGTCATACTCAACCTAGCCACATGGGCGCCAAAGAAAACGGCTAGGCTCTTCCCCTTCGGCTTGGCCTTCACCCGTATCGCCGTCCTTTCCTTTGGCGGTAGTTCCTTGGCTCTGCATGCGGGACACAGCCCCTTACTCCTTATAGTTACCATCCTCCCACATCTCTCACACGGCAACATCCTACCTCTCATGCATTTTTCTTTTTATAACTTTTATTGAACTCCATAAGGCTCATAGCCCTATACCTCTTAAGCCTATCGATCTTACCCTCCGTCCAATCTTGATCCTTGAAGTTGATGATCGTATCGAATATCTGAGCCAGCTCCCGGATATTAAAATTCCTGTTCTGTATTTTTTTATAGAACCCGGACCTACTATACCCTAACTTAGAAGCCAGATAAGTCTTATTAGATAATGTGAGGATACGATAAATCGTACCCTCCATCTTACTTATCTCCATCAACTTCTCGGCTATGGATGATGTGGTCTCATAGCTAGCTTTATTGCTTACTATTCTCATGTTTCTCCGGATTCCTGATCTTACCATCAAACTCATAGAAGTCCATCAGTTTCTTCTCTTCCTTGATACAAGTGACAACGAAGTCTGATATGGTTCCTTTCATGCCTTCCTCGAAATTCTTTTTGGCATGATCAAGGTCATTGGCCCGAACGATGTAGTTAAACGCCTTGCGTTTCTCATTGCCCGATTTCTCGTCTATCGTAATATAATCAGCCGTGACCTTATAGAACCGGTCTCCATCCATGGCGAATAATTCCGCTATCCGGAATCGTTTGATATCAACACTAAACTCACCGGAGATAAACGGTTTCATCTCCTCTATGATTCTAGCTTCACACTCGGTATAAGAAAGAGCATCTACTAAATATTCTTCCTTAACCTTCTTCTTCATGCCATTCTCGGCATCGGTCTCATAAGAAACCGTACATTTAAACCAATTGTGCATCTTATTAATCTATGTTGTTGTTAAACAATGGGTAATCCTTTATCCCCTCACGAATATATCTTTCCGTATCATCATCCACGTCATAAGCTTTCTTAAAAAACGTCATAGCCGTATTCGTATCATGATCCACCAACGGAAGATATTCCTTTACAAAAAGGAATCTAAGATGATTCATATGATCAATCTTATTTCTTACATCGATTACCTTCGACCAGATCTCGGCATGGATTTCACTCATTCTTTTTATACCCTTCTTGTATTTATCTACCTGATCTTTATACTCCTCCTCAATCTTATTATTCTTATCCTTGATAGACTTATAGGCCTCCTCATCTTTCGTGTCAAACATTGGGATATGTTTGATATTGATTATATCCAACTTATTATATATCTTCTCATTGGATATAGTGAAATCGTATGTAGTCTTGTATAAATCAAACTTACTTAAGAACGTAGCTATTTTAATAGCATCATTCTGATCAAGAACGGCTATACTCAAACCTTCTAAATAGTAGAAGAAATGTGATGGAGAAATAGGCTTATAGTCATATGTCTTCATGATTGGAGGCTCATCTATGAACCTTACACCTTCCTCCGCACATCTTGTTACGATCAATTTCTCTACCTGTTCGTCAGTAAGATTATATATCTCCTGATCGGTCATCTTATCAATTGTCTTCATCATCCTCATCCTCCGACATCGTTATAGCCTTTGTAAACTTTTGTTTATAAACCTCACTCATAAGGCAGTCAAAAGTCCTATCATCCATACTAGCCATAGTATTGGCCTCTACCGTCAGATCCATCTCAATGTTCTTTACCGAGATTTCATAGTTATCATCATCTTCTTTATAGAAAATGACTTTACCACCATACTCGAAACCATCATCTTCGGTCTTAACCATATCGATGATCTTCTCCAATTTCTTTACAAACTCACTCTTTTCCATATATATAATTTTTATGTGTCTACAAAAGTAGACATTTTGTTTTTGAATTAAATTAAATAAACATTATTAATAGTTAATATCATCCTTTCTCCTATCATTCATGTTTAGGTATATAATTACCTTATTATATTTTGGTAATTATATACTTTCACATATTGCCTATCCATCAGCCACCCGTAAGGACTGCCACCAAACTCCCTGTCCATCCGCTCCGCCGCCCCGATGATCGCCTTTCGATTCCCGAACGAGAGCCACGAAGTAATGAACCCACTGACCTCCGCGTCCCTCCCGGAATACCGCCTTGGGAACTGGACGGGGGGGGTCGCTGGCAATAAAGTCGGCGGTTTCGTATTTGTCCGCCATGCATTTCGGCATGTCTACAAATTTGTCATTCATTGTTTATCCCTTCATTTGTTCGCATGCCAATCTTTCAAGTTCCGGTGTAACGTTGGTATCCATTATGCCTTTCAAGCAAGGGCATTGTCGCCAGACTATATCATAAATCTTTGACAATTCAATCAAAGCCTCATTGTTTGATTCAACTGTCATAATCCAATTGTCCGGCGATATCTCTATCTCCCTGCATGGTATTTCTTTCTTGCCTTTTGGCATATATCCGTTCTGATAGTCTTTTACATTACATCTACCAAAATATCTTCCAGTGAGTATTCCGTTTTCGTCCGTCTCAAACAACCCTCCTATCCATCCTATCTTATGGATGTTCTCCGTCCACGTTCGAGTGGCGAATAAAAACTTTTTTACAGGAACTTTTGAAAATGCATCAACATCATGGATACTCCCGTCCGGCTCTTTGAATATCGATGATTTTCTTTTATTCTGGCAACTCCCGTCTAAGTCTATTTTTCCCCATTCGCCATCATCAAATCTCAAAGGAGAGATTATATCAAAACTGCAAAGTTTCTTGACGAGATTGATTTCAAATGGTGCCGAGAACCCGCTGTTCCCATGAGAAGAGAACAGCGCGACAGCTTCTATTACCTGTTCGCGCATCCATTTGTTAGGACCGTCCTCTTCTTTGCCATATCCGGCTAATTCCAATTCTCTTATCGCATGTTTACATAAATTACTGTTTGCGATAATATACCGAAGAGCCTTCTTGTTGATAAGGCTCTTCTTGCTCATTTTCTTTACAATTCTTCTACTCTTTTTCATGTTTAATGTTATTTAATATTTTAATTACCAATCTCCTCTATCATTCGTATTGCGCCATGACCATCTGTTTCGCGAAATCTTTGTACGCCACTATTTTTCGCAGGTTTGCTCGCATTCGTATTTCCCCGATACCGCCGACCGGAGACAAGGCACCTGTATTAACACCTCTTCCCATGTTTATTCCTCCTTGTTATATAATTGCTTGTTTTTATATTCCAACATCCGCCCCATCTTCCCTAACCCAATTAACCGTATCGCAATGCCAGCAATACCCTGTCTCAGAATCCTTTTTATGAGAATGGGATCCACATGTGGCGCACCAATAATTATCATCCATATTGTATGTATAACTTTCATCCTCATGCATTTTGGCTATTCTAGCTACCCTATCCTCCAGCAGATCCTTTAGATAATGGCATTCGTAAGGTCTATCCTCTTCCTTTAATATATAAATATCGATATCCATCATGCTCCCCATCCTGTCCGTACACATACACTCGGCGGCATGGCGCACGTTCCCTTCCGGCATCCCCGGGACTATCTCCCGGATCACTGCCTCCATCTTCTCTTGGTATTCGGTGTCTACCTTAGCCACCAAACCCTCTAATTTATCTATTAAACTCATAAAATCGGTTCAAGGAAACCCGCAAATCTTTAGTTCGTGGGAGGAATTGAACCACTATTCCCTCTTTAATTAATACTATTTTCACTCAAATATTTGAATATATCCGATTTTTCCCGTATATTAGCGGCATGAAACTGACATTGAAAATAAAACTTATCCCGTCCGAAGAACAGCATCGGATTCTTCTTGATACTCTCAAGGAGGCTAATACCGCATGCAACCAAATCTCTGATGTGGCATGGCGGAACAGGACTTTCAATCAGTTCAAGCTGCATCACCTTTGCTACAATGACATACGCAATACCTTTAACCTTTCCGCTCAGATAGTTGTACGCTGCATAAGCAAGGTGGCGGATGCCTACAAACTTGACAGGAAACGTCAGCGTGTGTTCCGTGAATACGGAAGCATCTGCTATGACAGCAGGGTGCTTTCCTATTCCGATACTCATGTCTCTATATGGACTGTAAGCAAAAGGCAGAAGATGCCGTTTATCTGCCACAACACCAGTTATCTCCCTTACATCAAAGGGGAAGCTGACCTTGTGTTCAAGAAAGGCAAGTTTTACCTTTTTCAGACGGTAGAAGTTCCCGAAGAGGATATGGAAGATGTCGAGGAGTTTATCGGTTGTGACTTCGGAATCACCGATATTGTGTGTACATCCGATGGTAAAACCTTTTCCTCCGAATCTCTGAATCGTTACAGGGAAAAGCAGCGAAAAATCCGTAGTTCCATTCAATCCAAAGGCACGAAAGGTCGCATTCACGAATGCAAACGTGGCTGCGCCAAACTCTTGAAACGGCTTAAAGGGAAAGAAAGAACTACCGCGACGATAATCAACCACACCATTTCCAAACAAATCGTTATGGAAGCCAAAGCCAGGGGTCTTGGTATTGCCATAGAGGACTTGTCCAATATACGCTCCACCTCCAAACGCAGGAACAAGAGCTTTAGAAAAGAACTCAATTCGTGGAGCTTCCATCAGCTCCGCTCCTTTATGGAATACAAGGCTAGAATGGCGGGTGTACCCTTGGTTGTCGTGGAGCCAGCATATACTTCGCAGACTTGCTCTGTGTGCCACCATATCGGTACAAGAAGAAACAAGTCTTTCAAGTGCGGATATTGCGGAAACGATATGGATGCGGATATTAATGCCGCAAAGAATATCGCTCTGCTTGGGGCTGTCGTAAACCAGCCTGAAAAATCGGGTATGTGGTCTTGCAATTTGCATATCACTGCTTAGGTTTAAAGCCGATAAATCTTTAGCCTATCGGTAGTTTACGATCTTTTTACTTCTTTGTATATAACATCTGTACTGTCTTCTCTATCATTATCAATACAACAAGTATCCATACACTGATAGATACTATTATTAAATATACACCCATTGCAACTATAATCATCAGATTCAACCACCTCCAGCTCTATTTCTTTTGAACCAATATAGCATTTAAATACAGAGCATATTTTATGATACCCTATATTACTCAAAGTTATTTTATTATCTTTATCAAGTATCATCCGGGTAATAAATAATTCCATTTTATCATCCGAACCATTCTTGCTCAATAGTCTATTGCACTCATTTCTATCAAATCCGAATGACTCTATAAAACATTTCGCCATACCATATTGCTCTATATGTACCAATCTTTGTATGCATAACCATATTCCTTGTCTTATGCCTTCTTCCTTAGCCTCTTGCACTCTATCTCTCATATTATTTTGTATTAATTAAGTAACAATATTTCTCTTCGTTCTATTTTGATCATCTCCGGATTATCGTCATGATCATACCAATATAGATACCATGTACCTCCTCTATTAGCCTTCCACATCTTCCCTTCATATTTCCCTGATGGGATTGTCAATGAATATTCCCTAAGACCCTCAAAGGTTTGTTTGGTCATTAAGGCATACTCTTCATCGATTTCTATGTACCTCCTATGAGGTTGATTCCATGACATCCCACGCTTATCCGTTATCTTGGGTATTATATTTTCTCCATTCATGATGCTTTGTAAATTATGTATTAACTATTGTATATCTAACACTCTCCCCATCTTCCCTTTTGCATCCCAAGCAACCTGATTTTACGCAATCATATATATAATTTTCAAAAGCGCATCCCGAACATCTATCACACTTATCTACTCTTAATGTCATTTCAGACATACCAACTTTATAGTTAAAGACTTCCCCTATTTTATGATACTTAATATTTATACATATAGTATCGTTTTCACTTATAGTACTGCCTTCACTTATCATATTCTCACGTCCAAACATATTGTCAATAAACTTAGGTAATTATATACTACTTTACACTATCACTAAAATAATAAAAGGATACATGGTTATGTATCCTTTTATTATTCAATCGTTTTTCTCATTTTTCTTTCCCTTTCCTTCTTTTTTAACGCTCCAAGAAAGAGTTTTCCGAAAAAGAGGATCACGGGGATCTGTTTTCGGATTATAGCCGAATATGTTATCAGCTATTCTCTTCATCTCCTTCTCGATTTCTAAAGAATTACATTTCCAAGTATGTTTTATATCTTCTAGGTCTTTCTTTTTTTTCATGCCGCTACGTTTTTTAACTGTGAATACCTTAATCGGTGTCCGATATTCTGCAAAAGTACGTCGAATCTTTCATATTCGGAAAGATGTTTGGTATTATACCTAAAAGCTGATGAGTCCACGTATCTTTGTAGATGTTTCCTAGACACCCAATGATGGACACCCTTCAATGTTCTTTTTAGGTGTCCCCAGAATCCTTCGATCGTATTAGTATGTCTATTCCCAATGACGTAAGCGCCTTTCTTATGATAGACTACACCGTGATCGTATAGGTTAGGATCTAAGTTTCTATAAGCTTGCCATTCATCCGAGAAGATTGTAGATCCCGGGCATACAACATCGTTTATAATCGGAATCAAAGTTCCGGCTTTAGTATCATTAACAACCTTGGCTATAACAAAGCCTTCTCTTTGTAGCATACCAAATACCGGAACCTTGTCCTTACAACTCCTGCCTCTTGCGTTTCTTACCTTCTTACTACTATGCCTATTCTTATTCAATCCCCCTATATAAGTCTCATCTACCTCAACCTCTCCGTTTAGACATTGACTGGCATCTATATTGAAACAATTCTGGATACGTTGCAACATAAACCAAGCCGTCTTTTGTGTTACGTTAATGAACTTAGCCAACTGAACGGAAGAGACACCCTTCTTAGCGTTTATGACGATATAGCAAGCCAACATCCATTTCCTCAACGACACTTTCGTGTTCTCGAAGATCGTGTTTGTCCGGACGTTGAAATACTTCCCCGTATTCTTGCACTTGTATCGGTTTCCCTTGCATTTATAAACCTTTGAGTCTGGATCGTATGGAGACACGACATGATCACCCCATCTC